GGCCGCCAAACATGCGCATGGCCAGTTCTTGGTATTGGCTAAACAATTCATAGTTGGTCAACCCGCCTACACGGCCTGCTACCAACATATAGGTATTAAGATAACCCGATGCAAAAGGTTCAAACTGACTTGCAGTGGTGCCGGTTACTGAGCCAATGCCTCTGCGGAACACTTGACGCACTGTTTGTATTTCTGTGGGCAATATATATTCTTGTGTTTCTGGTAGCAACTCTAAAAAAGCAAAACTTTCTTCTTCTGCATTTTGTGCTCGCTGACGATAGCGTAACAATGCTTTATCAATTGCTATTTTGTAATGAGCAGGATCTAACTCAACATCCACCATACCGTCGCCTAAACGAAACCTAATGTAATCTTCAACTTCCTTACGCTTGAGCTGCGTTGAAGTGACTGCGTTCTCATCGTAGGCAATAGGACCCGGGCCGCCCAAGCTGTCGGGTAAGAGAGCTTGCCTGCCGTTGAGTCCTGTTTTGAGTGTGGCCATAAAAATCCCCGTGTGTTGTATTTAGCACACGAGGATTTTGAACTGCCGTTGTTATTGGACTTTTAGCAATAGCACATCAGCATTGATACGCCCGTTTAGTTTGGTTTCAGTGGCCTTGATGTTTGTAAGGAATGATCGCAGTTGAACTTTGCCAGATTTCATGAACTCAATCAATTGCTGTTCTGGTTTTCTCAGCGTTTTTTGCACACTCTTGGTTTCATCAAAATCCAAAATAGTTGTGCCTTTCACACTTATGCCGTCTGTGTAGGCACCTGGTACATACTTGCCCAACTTGCGTGTTTTTGTATTGAAAACCCAAAGCTCTGCGGCTCCAACAATGTCCACAGGGTTGATGCTAACCAGTTTGAGTTCTTTGCTCTCTTTGGCATATTTGAGCTTGGCAACTAATTTTTCTTTACTTGGGCTTTTCTTGACTCGCAGTTTCTTAGTGGCTTTCTTAACACCACGGTACTGTTCAACTGCTTGTTGCAGTTCGTCTAGCCAGGCATAGATGCGTTTATAGTCAGCGGCCTTAAGATGCTTGTAGGCTTCAATCAATTGATCATCCTGCTTGGCTTGTGCCGCTTCAAACTCTGCACGGGTCTTGTCAAATGCCGTTTCAACCTTGCCAAGTTGTGCTTGTGGCACATTTTGCGAAACTAAAAAGTCGTAGGGCCTGAAGTCATTCTTAACATCAGTTACCACATCATCAAAATGCCCTTCTAGTTCGCCAAGAGTAGCCGACATCTTTTCATTCAAGCGGTCTTGAATGGTAGGAACTTTAATCGCAGGCTTGGCGTCTTGCGTGGCAGGTTCACCGTCATCGCCTTCGTTGTAGTAGTCATATTTTTCGCAAACATCTCGTACCATTGTTTCAAGATACGCAGGAATCCTACCACGCAGTGGCATGCCTTGATTGTGTGCGGCAATAATACTACAAGCTGTCATTGGAACCCAACGACTTTTGATAACCTTACCAAGTTCTGTTTTGCTAACAGCAAACAGTTTTTGTTCTTGTAACCACTTGATCAAGTCTGGTTTGAGATCCTTGCTGGCATAGTGGTAATTATAGTAATAAAAACTTGTACGCAAGTGATGATCAAAGTCTGCATCGCTCATGGCAAGTGCTCGTTCAGTATCCCACTGTGGCTCATAGCCTGTGTATTTTTCATCTGCCAGATGTGCCCGGCGTACAGCGGGTTTCTTTTTTGAAGGTACTTTTATGCTTTGTCCTTTTGTTGCTTTTTTTGCAACAGGCTTGCTTTTAGCGGCTGTGGCCATACATGCTCCCAGAGTTTGATTACTTTGTAATTATACGCAAAAACGGAAAAAAGGTCAACCATGTTGCAAATATGCTAACATCAGCCATTTTTCGTACTCGTTAATACTTTCGTTGATCTGAGCACGAAGTTGATCTGCTACAGGACTAGTTGGTTTTTTGGTGCGTCGGAGCACCACTTCTTCTGCGCCTAACTTTTGCACAAGGCCTTCTATGTGGCCCAGCATCCTGGCCAGGTCCTTACGACATTTGGTTGGGGCAGCATGCATATTATTACGCAATTCTATTCCAACTTTGTCCCAATCTACAGCAGTTTGCAATCGCATGATTCTAGTGTAACAGCATTTTGGGCTAAAGTCAATCTAGATAAATATCACGAAAGGATACCAAAATGCCACGCTTGAGCCTTTGGCGCGAAAATCATGGTAATGATTATAAATTCATAGATCGCAGGATCAGCGAAATGTTTACCATTGGTGGTACTGGTGTTTTGGTACACAAATATTTAGGTACAGAAAATAATACCAGTGGCACTGACGCTACTCGTCCGGATTATGTAACTCAAAGCGAGTTGAATATTCAAGATTTACTGTTCTTAGAGAACCGTGATAGAAAATACGACACTGATGTGTACAGCATGCGCGGAATCTATCAAGTGCAAGATCAAGATTTTGATCTAAGGCAATTTGGCATTTTTCTAGCACAAGGCACCACATTCATGACGTTCCATTTGAATGACATGATACACCTATTGGGAAGAAAAATTATGCCAGGCGATGTGTTGGAACTCATGCACCTGCGTGATTTTCACAGCTTGGACCCTAATGTTCCGTTTGCTTTGCAACGCTTCTATAGTGTGGTTGAGGCAACCCGAGCTGCTGAAGGATTTAGTTCCACATGGTATCCGCACCTATGGCGAGTAAAACTACAGCCATTGGTTGACAGTCAAGAATACAAGGACATTCTTAACAAGATATCTGCAGATCGTGATCCGTTCACGGCCAACAATGCAAATGCTGCAACCAGCATAGGAAGCATATTGAGCAGTTATCAACGATATCTTGACATAAACGAAGCAGTTATCGAACAAGCAGAAGTGGAAGTTCCGACCAGTGGATACGACACCAGCAAGTTCTACACAGTGCCTGTGGAAAACAACAAACACAAAGATCCGATAGGCTATCGTGTTAACAGTAACGGTGTGGTTGACACTAGTAGTGTAAGCACCACAGCAGATTCTGGACAAGCAACGCCAATTTCTAAAATACAAGGCTACCTGACCGGCGACGGATTAGGCCCTAATGGGTTAGATGTAGGTATGGGGGTAGCATTCCCAGGTGATCCCAAAAGCGGCGACTATTTCCTACGATTGGATTATGTTCCAAACAGATTATTTAGATACAGCGGAAATCGTTGGGTCAAAATTGAAGACAAGGTACGAACCAATATCACGCCTGGTGCTGCCAACAATGAAACTCAACGCAGTATTTTTGTAAACAACACCAACACATTCACTGACCTTCAAGGCAATACCAAGCCACAGCGTCAGAGTCTTAGCAAGGCACTTAGACCAGAGGCAGATAACTAATGGCTGTTCAATTTTTTTACGATAATCAAATACGCAGATTCTTGCTGCAATTCACACGAATGGTCAGCAACTTCCAAGTGCAGTTTGGAAAAACTGATGCTACAACAAATCAATTGGCTTTGCAAACTGTTCCAGTGTTCTATGGCGATGCCAGCAGACAAGCTGCCCAGATTTTAGCACGAAACAGCGAAAATGTTTTACAAGCTGTACCAGCTATGGCGTTTTATATAAGTTCGTTGCAGTACGACAGGCAGCGTATGCAGGAACCAAACTTTATTGGCAAGATGCAAATACGCGAGCGTATGTATGATCAAATCACTGGTATGCAAACAGACCAGCAAGGCGATACTTACACTGTTGAACGCCCTATGCCTGTTCCATATCTCATGACCATCAAGTTAGATATATGGACCAGCAACACTGAACAAAAATTGCAACTCATTGAACAAATTGCTACTTTGTTCAATCCTGCTTTGGAAATACAAAGTACTGACAACTACATAGATTGGACTAGTCTTAGCTATGTTTTACTCACTGACATGAACTGGAGCAGTCGAACTGTGCCGGTTGGAACCGAAGATCCCATTGACATTGCGACCATGACTTTTGAGCTACCGGTCTGGATTGCGCCGCCTGCCAAGGTTACTCAGATGGGAGTCATACAAAAAATTATTAATAGTGTGTATGACAGCAGCGGTGTTTTGGACAAGAGCGTGTTTGACGAAAACAAAATTTTAATT